GTAAATTCGTGATCTAATCTATTTTTATTATTACCTTTGTCCATATTCATCTTATTAACTTCCTCCTCGATTATAATGTCTTTTAGTTCATTAACAACATTCTCTATTGTCTGTTTATACAGCTTGACCTCTTTTTTAGCTGATCTTACTGCCATAAGGAATCCAAAAGCCAGTAATAGCGTATATCCTACTACCGTTACTATCATTATAACATAGATTCTATCAATCACTCTCGTTACCGCTCTCTCCAAATACATCTTGAAGATCAGCTGCGTCTACACTCCATTGGTTCCCGTCCTGCTCTAATCCAAACTTTGCAAATACAGGACGAGCTTGTGGGTTGTCTTCTACTTTTACGCCCTTATTCTCACTAACTGCTAGCTTAATAAGCTCTGAGAATCCTCGAGCGGCAATGCCCGGAACTTGACCGTTGGTCTTGTAGAAATCCATTACAAGGTATTCACCTTCTTTGGAGTATCCTACTATTCCAGCAATCTCTCCGTCTGGACCATTTAATTCTAAATAATAATCTGAGCTATCCTGAAACTGTTGACCTTGGGATAAGCCTTTAGCTGCCTGTTTGAGCTTAGCAACCTTCTTCGTATCCTTTGTATCACTATCAGCGTGAATCTTACCTCTAAGCTCTCGAGCGTGGCTTACAGTGGCATTGGGAGTACTTCTGCCTTCACTGTTTCCTTCGTTCGGTTCACTTCCGCTTTTGCCCGGGTCTTCGTACACAGTAATCTCAGTCTCTTTTCCATTTCTCATGACCTTACGTTTTACTGGTACTAGCTTACTGTAGTCTTTAGCTTTAACAAGTTCCTCTGGGAGGGAGTCACAAGATTTAGCGTAAAGGTACATATCGTACATTGTATCAAACCCGTACATGCTTAGTAGCCCTTGATACGTCTTGGACAGTTGATCGTTTCTTTCGATAACGTCATCTAGACCTTTAACCTTTGTCATTAGCTTGACAAACTTTGTATCGAATTGAGCGTCTTGTAATCCTGTAGCAGGCTGATTTTGTACTTCTGTAGCGATCTTAGTAAGTTTCTCAACTAGGCTAGCCATGCCAGATTCGGATAGACTATATTTTGCCTTTTTCACTGCTATAACCTCCTTTATACACATTGTAGCATGTCTGTATTATACTGTCAATAAAAAAGAGAGGAAAAAATTTCTTCCTCTCTAGTACCCTCGTCCAAAAATATCTGTAGCTTGTGGCATAGCATTCTGTACGACTGTGTAGTTGAAAGCATTTTCTTGTGTGCCAACAATAAACGGCTCGAGAACATGTTCCATACCTACCATTGAGTACACAGAAGATTGGGCAAAGTGATCGTCACCTTTATTCGTGATGATTTGGTATACTTCTGCTGTCTTCTCGTCTTCTTCATCTCGAATAACAACGTTTTTCCAGTGTTGCTTATACAAGTCTAGCTCTCTATCTGGGCGATAGAAACCTAATCGATTCATCTTCATATCTGAAATGTGACGCTTATTTTGTGTAAGCTTATCGATTGTAACTAGTGACTTAGGCTCTGACCATGAAGGCTGAATCTGCCCCGTAGAGCGTGGGTTAGGGTTTACCTTAACTCCATACACTTTACCATAACCAAAGTGCTGAATAAGCTTCTCAACGTAGTTACCGCTATCTCCGATGTCTGCACAGATAATATCCGGGCTGTATGGAATAAGCTGGTTAATGATTTCCTCTAGGTCCGCCTCAATATTGGCTACGCCTCGGGAGCGCTCCACAGAAAAGATACGAATAAGGTCAATCATACCGTTATCTCTGAATCCTCGAATAGTAATCCAGTGTCGGTTACCCCAATCGATACCTACAGAGATAAATCGATAGTCNCCTCGATTCATAAGTGGTTCTGGTAAATCTTCTCGGATGTTTTTGTTAATATCGTCATCCACAACAGCAAGCGCTAAATCTTGAAATGGAAACCCTAAAACGTAGTTGTAGAAATGCTGCTTCGACTTAGCTTCAAGTTCTTTACGTTTCAGCTGGTCCGCAGAGATAAATACAGCGTTCATTTGAGTGATAAGATATCCTCGAGTTCCGCCGCCATCTTGAGTACGGGTAGGGTATAAAGGAACCCATGAGCCGTTATACCAGCGGTCTAGAACTTTACCACACTTTTGACAGACGAATCGGAATGTTCCGTCTTTTACTGTTTGAGCTAGCAAGTCTACTCCACTCTCATCGGTACATTCAATATTTTTCTCGTAATCTAGCTGCTGCGTATAACCGCAGTGATCACACTTATGCATATACACATGCTGGTCTGACTTGTCATATAGTTCATGAATCCCGTAGTTCGGAACCGTAGGTGTTGACCAACGGCGTAAGATTTTAAAGTTAGAAGATGACATAGACTCAATAGCTGAGATTTCTGCTGAAGCAGATACACGGTCATACTCATCCAGAGATAAGTAGTCGATATCGACACCCTCTACTGCTGCACCTTTAGAAGATGAACGGAACAGTAAGAAGCTATTTCTAATTTTTTTCTTTTCCAATGAGTCAACATTTTTATCGGTAATAGTCGAATAGTACCCAGCCTCCAACAGAGGATTAATCCGGGTACTAACGAAGTCCTTCATTTGTCGGTTCGTAGGGAATGTATATAAACATTTAACCCCGGCGTAGCTGTGTAGATCGGCAAAGTGAATCATTTCTGCTACACCAATCTCAGATAGTCCTAGCTGACGAGACTTGATAACCGCCTTATTTGCATGCTGGTCATTGATCATCTGTACTTGCCAAGGTCGGTGAGATTGATATTTTGCAGAATCTCTTCCGCTAATATGGAAGGTAATCGGGTGGTTCTTAACCTTGTGATGCTTTAAAAGATAAGACGAAGGGTTGAGCATAGTGATTACATAAGCTAGTTCTTCTTTTGTTAGGTCTGTTCGTCCAAATGTCTGCTTAGCGACATTGGCGATTAGTTTTCCATCGATGTTGTTAATCATTAGAACGCACTCTCATTTTCTTTATTTTGAGCCATGTCAAACTTGTGTAATAGCTCAGCCACATCTTCAGTTGATAAATCTGTAACATCTAATCGTCCCTCTTCGTCTGCTGTAATTTTACCCTCTTGGATGCCCTCTTCTAAAGCCTTATCCTGCTTCATGTTGATCTCAGGAAGCGCAGATTGTCCCATTTTACCCTCCATTGCTTCTGTAATTCCATTAATCTCCTTATACATCCCATACACACGGGTTAAGTCCGCCATGTTGTCAATCGGAATATCTCCCGACTGTAGGCGTTGAATAAACTTGAGTAAAGAAAGTGACAAGCTGTCATTTAGTAAGTCACGTACTTCACTTTCACTTGACATTCCTTTTTTCTTTTGCATCTTTTTTCTGATGTTATCCGCCATCGACATTGATTAACTCCCCTTTCTTCGCTAATGTTCTGTAACAAGACGCTACGTCTTTACAGATATCAACTTTAAAATACTCGTTTAAATGGAAGTGAACATGTGAAACGGAAGTAATGTACTTTCCTTCTTTAATAACTAAAGAGGAAAGGGGGCGGCTACACACGACACATAGTCGAGGTGTATGCACCCGTTTGTCCCCTTTGTTGAAGTCATGGTACTTTTCCGCTAGCTGATATAGGTTTTTCCGTTTTGCAACTATCTCTTTTTTAGTTATCAAGTTCCTCCTCATCCTCCTCATCGAAGTACTCCTCGTCTTCTTCGGTAAGATCGTCTTCTCCAAAATTAGAATCAAGATAATCGTTATACGCTTGTAAACGTTCCTCTAGGAAAGTATCTTCGTTAAATTCTTCGTCACCCATAACGGCTGCATACATATACGGTAGCTCTAATATTGTTTGGCTGACAATTCGAGTGATAGCTTCTGTAGAAAAAGATACCCCGTATCTGAGAAACTGGTTAAATACAAACGTCTCAAATTTAGTATGTAGCTTTTCGATAATCTCCGCTTCTAGTAAATCGCTTTCAGCTTGTAAGTGAGCATAATCGTAAGCCATTGTTGTAGTCGTTATTGTTACGATCGTCTCTAGGTCTGTAACCAGTTGATTTACAAATGGCATATCCGGGTACATCTTTTCCCCTTTAACAAGGACAGGCGCTAATAGTTCCGAGTCCGTAACTACTTGTGGTGTAAGCTCCTCTACGGCAAAATTCTGTGCAAAACTACGGTAACTCTCCATCTCTTGATCAGTTAATCCAAACATAAAATTGGCACCTACCCTTCTTTTTTCTCGTCCGTCTTCTCTGGTTCCTCTGGCAACTTCTTCAGAACTACTCCCGTCAGTTCCTGTAATTCCTCCTCCACCCGTTGTTTCTTTTTTAGCAAGTGCCTATTATATAGCCAAACTACAGCTACGGCTAATGCAGCTCCTGCAATAATGTGTGTTGTTAACGGATGGGGGATAGGGTGTATGAGCTCTGAAAAGCCGTAAACGGTTGTCATTGCGACCGCTTCCGCAAAGAATACGAGTAATATTTTAATAACTAAGTGATTTCGATTTAGCATGTGTGCAACCCTCCTGTTATTTTGTCCTTGACTATAATATAGTGGATTGTGGAAACTTTATGAAAAATCTCACTGCAAAGTCCTATATTAGGAAGAGAATCAGAAGTCGGAGAGGGTATAAATGATTATATATTCTATTATTATTACTGTAGCCTTGTATATCCTTATGGGCTACCTATCATTCATTACCGCCTCAATCCTCTATAATGGGTTGCGGTTCAAACTTCCTCTTTCAATTTTAAGGTCAATTGTGTTTATAGGAATATCCTATATCTCTATTATATCAGATGTTATACTGTTCGGTTATGCGCTGTACAGCTCGGTTCTTATCAAGAATGGGATGTTATTTTTATTAGTCGTGTCAACACTCGTACCAGCCGTTGACAGAAAGGAGAGTCATTATGAGCATAAAGGAGAATAAATATCACAATACAGTCAAACTAGAGTTTCGTGATCTAGTAGCTAATTTCACACAGAGGGACAGATCGCAGTATCATATGTTTACTATTCACCGCCTGCTCTCCTTGGGACTGCTTATTGATTTTACATATCGGTACTGTACAAACAGTACACCAGACAAATATATTAGAATAGAGTTAGACTTAAAAGAGCACGGTCGAGTGCTATTTAAAATCAATACAGAGTCTAATTATGGGAGCGTAGCAGACGATATCAGCATGAAGGTATTAGAGAATTTCTTAGTAAATTTTGATACAGGACTTGATGATAAAGGGAAAAGAGGGAGTTTTGGTCTTTGATAATTAAAGAAAGGTGGGGGTTCTAGTGGCTTACCAAAATCATGAGCTTATTCACAAGCTTAAAGGTATTGAAGATACAATCCAAAACCAAGAAACAGATACTACAGAGCTTAAGGTGGTTGTAAACGAACTTAAGGCAATTGTACAATCTCTTGACAAGGACATGGCAATTCAACTCGAGAAACAGTCCCACCTGTTTTATCGGGTGGAGCAACTACAAAAAGAAATAGAGCTGTTAGAGGCTAAGGATGTTAAGACAGGTGATAAGCAAAGAGCTTTAATCGAGAATGCGCTTATGGCTTTCCTTGGTGGATTAATCACGTACGTCTTCAGCTTAGTTGGTGGAGGCAAATAAAATTGAAAGGTGTGGAAGGTAATGAGAGAAAAGGTTATTGAATTAACAATGCAAAGCGGAGTAAAATTTTATGTACCTTCAGAAGATTTAAACAGCCTTGGCGTTCCTGAATCTCCTGATAGCTATGTGGGGAATCATTTAGTGGGTAGTCGAGGACCTATGCTTCGAGTGTTAACTGCTTTAGATGCTACAGGTGAAGAAAGATTTGTAAACCCTGCTCAGATCGAGAGTATGAAGGTTACGTACCTATCGTAAAAGGACTAGAATTTATCTAGTCCTCTTTTTTATGTATATTCTAGTAGGTAACTTTAAATCCGTATATTTCAAGTACTGCCTGAGTAGTTGCCCAATTCAAGTGTGCTAATCGCTCTAAATAATCAAAATATTCACACATTTTATTACCCTCCTTGTCAACTTTGTCCTATTTTAGAGTAAAGTAAGACCCGGAATAATCCGGGTTAAGCGTTCGTACATCTATCACATAGCAGCCTGTGTAGTCCGCAGAGAGCACACGGTTCGATTTCCGATAGTTGACCCTCATGTGCCATATGGTAGCTTGTAAGGGTCTTATCGTCCTCGATACGGTGCAGCGCACAATGATTAATAGGTATTTCTTGATTACAAACTCCACATTTACTTTCCTTCATTATTCTTCCTCCCCAAAGTCATATACTATTCTTCCCGGTGAAAAATACTGAATGAGCCTATTTCCTTGCTTTACCTTTTTCTTACACATCATTCGATCATGACTGTTAACGATAATTACTTCCCCTACATCATATTCGTAAGGTGTTTTCTCTGGAGCTCCTGAACCATATACAGCATATTTCTCCATATTAATGCTCCTCCTTGACTGATCTGTTTTCTAACTCTTCAATTTCCTCTGGTGTAAGGTCATCGAAGAGATCACGATAGCCAACTCCAAACATATCCTCTAGTGCTCTTAATGTTTTCTGTCTTGGAAACTTTTCTCCATTCTCCCAGTAGCTTACTGAAGAGTAGTTAACACTTTTACCCATTTCTTTTGCTAATCGATCTGCCAGTGTATAAATAGTAAGTCCTGCATCTGTTCTGTATTTTTTCAATCTCTTCGGTGTTTTCATTATTTATCTCTCCTTAATATTATTTGGTGTGTTTTTGTTGTTAATTACATCTTAGCACCTTATTGATTAAATGTCAACATCATTTTATAAAAAAGCTTTTGAAGATGTGTTTCTTNTATTGTACCTTATACTCCTGAAACAATCAATAAATGGTTAGAAATTATTTTGTCCTATTTTAATCGTAGTGATACCAAGGGTTTAGAGGTAATTCCTGATACAAATGTGCCTATTTTATTTTAAGTACTCTGTATTATATATTTATAATATTATTATATATAAATTAATTATTAATAAATAAAATTAAATATAAGGGTTGAGCTAAAAGCTAAAATAGGACAAAATGGATTCCTGACAAATAGTTTCCCTTTCAGGTACAATATCTCTGATCTAGAGTAGATATAGAAATGAATCCTGAACAGTGGTTAAAAGTTTTTGTCCTATTTAGAACCCTTGATACATAAGGGTTTATAGAGTATTCCTGAGAAAAAGTGTCCTATTTTATTTTAACTGCTCTCTATTATATATTTATATACTATATATTAATAAATAAATAATTTATATATTAGATTAATAAATAAAGTATAATAAAAAAGACGGTCGAGCTAAAATTAAAATGTGACAAAAAAA